TCATGATCATCCAGGAGCAGAGCGGTTATTTCAACGTCACCGCCACGCTGCTCTTCGGTGCCGCTGTCGGTCGCGCCACGAGCCTCCGTCGTCTGAAGACCGCGTAAGCGACGCGGCTCAAGCCGCTTAAACGAGACCCCCTTGGCTAACCCCTTGGGGGTCTTTTGTTTTACCCTATTGCCAACTGTCGCAATGTTATGAGCCTATACGGGACCGAGTTCTTGGACGACGCTAAGGAGATGATTGCCGACTTCGGCGTGGCTGGTTCTGCCAACTCGGGCGCCATCACCTTTCAATGTCTCATCTCTGACCCTGCCGTCCAGACGGTCCTCGAGGCAGGGGGGTATGTAGAGAAGACTCAGTACACGGTAAGGGTACCCGCTGTAACGGCCTCCTGGAGCCTCCCAGACGGGTCTAATGGGTCATCGGCGGCCCTGCTCGCGGCTGGTGTCCCCATCGCCTCCCTCGCCCAAGGGAAGAAAATCGTAGCCGGCGGCCTAAACGTCCGCATCACGACCCAGACTCACAAGCCCGCGTCGGCTTGGATCACGCTCGTCGTCATTGACGATAACCAGTAAAGCCGTGGTCACGGTCAGCATCAGTCCGAAGTCTCAGGCTGAGTTTATGGCTGGCCTCCGTCAGTTTGCTGCGAACACCGGGCAGACCATGCGGGACGCGGCGCTTGAACAAGCCGCCCTAGCCTGCCAAGACGCGGCAACCTTTACCCCTCCTATGCCGAAGGGCGGAGGCCGTGGCCTATCGAAGGCCGCCCAGACCGCTGGCGACGAAGCCGTGGCCGGAGACATCAAGAAGCTCTACGTCGCGGCTAACGACCGTAGCTCGAACTCAGCTGCGGGCCTCCTCGGCAATCAGCTGGCCTACGCCACCAAGTCCAACGACCTCGGCCTGTTTAACAAGATTATAGGCAAGGGCACGCTTCAGGCACTCAAGGGTCTGCCGCCCATCCTGCGGAAGATTGCCAATGACCAGGACTACACGCGGGCGTTCGCCAAGGCCAAGAACTACTTTAACACGACCAACCCCATCCAGACCGAATACGGTCAGGGCTTCGTCACTGATCTGCGTACTCCGCATAATCGCATCAAGGCCAAGTTCGGTGGCCGCATCGGCAAGGGCACGCGCCCGGTCACCATCAAGATGCTTGTCGAGACTAAGTCGGAGCTGACGCAATACATCAAAGACCGCCAGCAAATGGTCGGCATGATTAAGGCCGGATGGGCATCGGCTCTGCGCTCACTTCCTAAGCCTGTCATCAACGGCATCCCCAAAGACTTCGGAGTCGACCTGCTCAAGGTGGCATGGATTAACCGGCACACGCAAGTCCGCGGGACCAACAGCCTCCTCGCCAATGAGAAGGTCGTCGAGCTGAGCGTGACTAACACGCAGGGCAACATAAACAACATTGGCGTCGACGCTTCCGTACTGCCCCTGGTCTACGCCAACCGCATCAAGCAGATGAAGGCCCGCTTTGAGAAACACATGAACTCCACCATCCAGCGCGCTAATCGCCGCTAACCTTTATGGGCACCAAATCCATCCGTCACATCGTCGAGGCCACCGTCGCGACTTACCTCTCGACCCAGACCGGGCTGACCACCGTCACGTTCCTTACCGGGGACAACAACGCCACCCAGACCCTGCCGAAGGCCGTGGTCTTATGCGAAGCCGCTAGGGCACCGTCCGACCTCCCCGAAGGCGAAGGCAACTTCAGCTGCTCGGTCCGCATTACCCTTTTCTCGAACGCCGACGACACGACCCTCGCCGATCACCGCCTACGCTGCGCCGCCCTCTCCGGCAATATGCGTGACCTGACCTCCATCAAGGCGGCCTTTACGGCCACGGGCGACGCGTCCTGCTATGACGTCACCATGCAGTCTGAAGACGAAGGGGTCGACGAGCGCTCCTGGGCAACCTCGTTCACCTTCGACCTACTGGCCGTCTTCCCCGCGTAAGGTTACCAAACCAAGCAAATACAAATGGCAGCTATCTCTAACGGAACGACCTGCCTCTACGGTGTTGCGGGCGTTGTCACCAACCTCTTCGTGCAGAGCTACTCGCTCTCCTCCTCGTTCAACGCCGAGGCCACGGTGGTCGACGAGACTGGCCTGACCAAAACCCACCGCCTCGATGACCGCAAGTCCGAGATTACGGTCGAAGGTATCTGCAAGACCTCCTCGATGCCTTCCCTCGGCGCCACTCTCAGCTTCACGCTGAACGCCACCACCGCCTATCCGTCCGGCTCGGCTTCGGTTTCCTTTAGCGGAGTCATCACTAAGATTGACGAGAAGGGCTCTAACAAGGGCTTCACCGCAGTCTCGGTCACGGCTATCGATTACGAAGGTATCTCGATGTAACTGCCACTTGCCTTGGCTTCGGCTTAGGCAAGTATCGGTTACATGGACAGGTTCCTTTCGGCCTTCATCGACCCGGCTCCCTTTCGGCTGCTGGGTCGTTCCATGTACCCATGGTGCCTCAAGTACCGGGTACGCCTGATGGCCTTCGACTCCCCGCTGGTGACGGGCTCCCGCGGCATCACCCCTGCCGATCTAATCTTCGCCTGCCAAGTATGCGCTGAAGAACCCCTGGGCGAGATTGGCTGGCGAGACCAGCTGCGGATGCTTCACCTTGCCCGCAACCCTGCCAAGTTTGAGGCCATGCTTGAAGCCTTTGCCGGCTACATCCTCGTGCAGGACTGGCCTAAGTTCTGGGAGCAAACCAAGAAGTCTAGCGGAGGAAGCAAGGGCGTGCCTTGGCCGCTGTCCATCGTCGCCAACCTTATCACCAACGGCATCGACGAGAAGCGGGCGTGGGAGATGCCGGAGTGTCAGGCCATCTGGCTCAACTCCGCCCTGGCTATCGCTAAGGGTGCGGACGTGGCGATCATGTCGCCCGAGGAGGAATCCTTCATGGCCGAGGAAGAAGCCAAGGAAACCGCCGCCACCGCTTCCAATCCTGCAAAGGAAACCCCCTGACGATGGCTCAAGACCTGACAGTAAACATTAAGACCACCTCGGACGTCCCGCAGGCGATGGACAAGGCCAAGTCGGCTACGGTATCCTTTGGCAAGCAGGTCGACGACATTGGCCGCAAGTTCAGTATGGCCTTTAAGGACATCGCCTTCGCCTTCGTTGCGCCGCTGGTACTGCTCAACACGGCCATAAACTTTATCTCTGCCGCCATTGAAAAGCGTAAGCAGGACATCAAGGAAGCCTATGACTTTGCCGTTAGGGCAGAATCCAAGTATCTTGACTCTGAGACCGTCGTACTGGCCAAGACCCGCGCCGCTAAAGAGCAGGACGCCAAGGATCGCGAGATGGCTAAGACGGCCAAGCAGACCGAGTTTACCGAGTTCTTAAAACAGCCCGGTATGCGCGATAAGGTTGCCGATGAGATTGGCGGCTTCCGCGGCTTCCGACTGAAGACCGGCATTGATGCAAACTCCCCAGAGGACATGGCAAAGACTGCCGATGTGCAGGCCGTCATTAGCCGGATGATTGCCCCAATGGTTGAGCAAAGCAAAAAGGCTAACGATATTCAAAAAGAGCCTAAAGGCTCCACCTCCTTCAAAGGCCCCGAGGGCTTCTCCAATGTCATCGGCGTCGGCTCCAACCCGGTGATGGAGGCTATGACCGCCCAGCTCGAAGAGCAGCGCAAGCAGACCGCCCTTCTCCAGCAGATCGCCAGCCCTAACGGCAGCGTCCCTGCCGACTTCACCAAATCCACTTCACCTTCTCGCGCTGCCCTTCTAAAGGGTGCACTATAATTTATGGCTATCGTAATCAATGGGGACGACCTGACCACCCCGCTCCTCCAGCCAGGCTGGACAGTATTGGATGACGGCTTCGGCCTCAACACCTCCACGACTGTTTTCAAATGTGACACCACGTTCGACATCGACGCTTTTGCCGTCAAGGGCGACCCGCACCCAGACCCGACCTACTCTTACCTAAAGCTCGACAAGTGGAAGGTCAGCTGGGACAGCCTGGACATCGCCACCCTGACCATTGATTACGTCGGCATCGACACGGCCATCAACAGCGGCGTGCGCACAAACCCCAACACGTCCTCGGCAAACGGCCTGACCACGGAGAACATCACGACCCATCCTA